TTATTTTTTCTTGAAAATATCGGCGGTACCGTGAATTTTGTTGTTGGTGTTGCCGGAAGTCAGCACCAGAACATCAGCACCTTCTTTATCGGCTTTCTCGATCAGCTCTTTTTTCGCGTCGTCTACCGAGACTTCATTGGAAGTGCTAACCGTACCGATTTTTTCATACTGTGATTCCACTTTCTCAAACTCGTTTTTCGTCAGCAGTTCAGCCGCAAAGGTATTGGTGGTAAACAGAAATGCAGCGCCCATCAAAATAGCAGTCGTTTTTTTCATAACCTTTTTCCTTGAGATTAATCAGCAACTACGAAAAGCCCCACGAGTAAGAGTGAGGTGATATGAGCATGGTAGAGGAATAGCAAAATTGCCATAGGGTAAGAAAAATACTGTTATAACAGTCAATTGTGCTGTGAAAAATGTGCGTTAACGCTACTTTCGCGAGGGGTATTTCATGGAGAAAATCAGCAGGACGTCGCGCAGGCGGCAATCTGTGAAATTTAATGGCACGCCCTGTAGGATTCGAACCTACGACCTACGGCTTAGAAGAACGTAGAGTACTATTTAACGCACTGTAATATCATTAGTTTTTCCGCGCTCGCAACGCGTTTGTGTCATTACGTGTCGTTACCTGCTTTCTCGTTTTCTTGTGATACATCCATGCATGACACATCTATGACACAGAGAATGCATAGCCATGCCACCAGACATCGCTTTGTAATTTCCCGATCCACCAACTTTGCGTAGCTCCTTCCAGTTTCGCAACTTGCCGCTTTACGCCCAATGCCTTGATCTGCATAATCACCACCGATCCGATTGTAAGATTTATCAGGTGCGCACCTCTTTTATCGGACAACAAGCAAATCTGAAAATCTCGTAGTGTATCGAGGCGACAGCATTTCACGCTTCATCTGCCACTGCTGCTGTATACCCTGCCCGGCAAAATAGAGCGTGCCCTTTCCGTCCTTTGCATTCAGGTGATCCAGCACTTCCATCAACTTTTCACTTCCGGCACGCGGAGCGCTGTCGTCGAACAGGTTGAGTTGGGCCACGCCCTGGCTGAAGAAGTCACCCAGCATGACACCCGCTTTCTGGTACCGGTGACCGTCCTTCCATATTTTGTCCAGACACTTTACCGCGGCGTTGATGATGTCTCTGCTGTCCTGAGTTGGCGTGAGCAGCCTTACCGATGCGCTGTTTCCGTAATACGGCTCATTAAGGGCAAATGGAGAGGTCTTGACGAAAGCGGAGATAAAACGGCAGTACTGATGCTCACCACGTAGCTTTTCAGCTCCACGGGCCGCATAGCTGCAAATCGCCTGTCGCATTTGCTCATAGTCAGTAATGCGTTCGCCAAACGATCGGCTGCATACGATTTCCTGCTTCACCGGCGCGAACTCTTCCAGATCCAGGCATGGCTCACCACGCAGTTCCCGCACAGTTCGCTCCAGCACAACGTTGAAGTGTTTACGGATAATCCACGTACTCTGCTCTGAAAGGTCCAGTGCGGTTTTGATGCCCATAGCGTTCAGCTTCTTGCTGATGCGCCGACCAACGCCCCAGACATCCTCCACAGGAACAAGCGCCAGTAACCTTCGCTGCCGGTCGACGTTTGAGAGATCGACCACCCCGCCCGTCTGCCGCTGCCATTTTTTCGCAGCATGGTTAGCCAGCTTAGCCAGCGTCTTGGTCTGCGCTATGCCGACGCCGACTGTAAGATGCGTCCGCTGTAAAATAGTCGCGCGGATCTCTTTCCCGAACTCAGTCAGGTCACGGCAGTTTCTTACGCCGGTCAGGTCGCAAAAGGCTTCGTCTATGCTGTAAATTTCCACGCGCGGGCTCATTTCTTCCAGCGTGGTCATTACCCGGCTGGACATATCTGCATAGAGCTCGTAGTTGCTGCTGAAGCAAACAACACCAGCGCGCCGGAATAATTCCTTCTGCTTGAAGAACGGCTCACCCATCGCTATCCCGGCAGCCTTTGCTTCTGCGCTACGTGCTATTACGCAGCCGTCATTATTCGAAAGAACAACCACCGGCCGACCACGCAGGTCTGGTCTGAATACCGTCTCGCAACTTGCATAAAATGAGTTCACATCGACCAGGGCAAACATCACATCACCGGATTGTCGTCTGTGAACGCCGCAGCGCCATTTATAAAGAAGGTTACCACTCCCATGACTTCAACTTCATCTAAACCATCGCCTTCTATGCTTTCACCGTCTTCTGTGATGAGCGCACCGCCCATAACGACCGCGAACTGTAGCTGGCCGAACGCATGCACCAGCACGCGCGTTCCGTTGGATGGCACAAGATCAGGTTGAAAAAGCGCATAACCGCCTGACGTTTCAACCAGGCAGGAGTAGCGGTTAACGCCACATAATTTTTCAAGCCTGAATCGCTGAGCTTTTGCCTCCATGGCCACCTCCAAAAACAACTGTATTTATATACAGTATCGTCAAATATGAGAGTCGATCAAGTTGGACAGTGATGCTAAACTTCAGACCTTTCCGAATTCACTGATTTCTATAATGTTAAAGTTATTCGCCAAGTACACATCAATAGGTGTTATCAACACGCTCATTCATTGGGTGGTGTTCGCCGTTTGCATTTACGCATTCCATACAGGTCAGGCACTTGGAAACTTCGCCGGGTTTGTCGTGGCGGTGTCATTCAGCTTCTTTGCAAACGCCAGGTTCACGTTTAAATCCTCGACTACCACTCTGCGCTACATGCTATACGTTGGCTTTATGGGAACGCTTAGCGCTGCTGTTGGGTGGTGCGCTGATAAGTCCGGTATGGCCCCTATCATCACATTAGTCGTGTTCTCCGCCATCAGTCTGGTGTGCGGTTTCATTTATTCAAAGTTCATTGTCTTTAGGGATGCGAAATGAAAATTTCTCTGGTCGTTCCCGTCTTCAACGAAGAAGACGCGATACCTATTTTTTATAAAACCGTTCGTGAATTTGAAGGTCTTAAGCAGCATGAAGTCGAAATAGTCTTCATCAATGACGGCAGTAAAGACGCGACAGAATCAATTATTAAAGCGCTTGCTGTTGCCGATCCGCTGGTTGTTCCACTGTCATTCACAAGAAACTTCGGTAAAGAGCCCGCGCTGTTCGCCGGGCTTGACCACGCAACCGGTGAAGCAATCATCCCCATTGACGTAGATTTGCAGGACCCTATAGAGGTAATCCCACACCTGATTGAGAAGTGGCAGGCCGGTGCGGAAATGGTTCTGGCAAAGCGTTCTGATCGCTCTACCGACAGCAGATTAAAGCGTAAATCTGCCGAGTGGTTCTATAAACTCCACAATAAAATCAGCAATCCAAAGATTGAAGAAAACGTGGGTGATTTTCGCCTGATGTCGCGTGATGTTGTAGAAAACATAAAGCTCATGCCAGAACGCAATCTGTTCATGAAAGGCATATTGAGCTGGGTTGGTGGTCGCACTGATGTTGTTGAATACGCGCGTGCTGAGCGCGTTGCCGGTAATACAAAATTCAATGGATGGAAATTGTGGAACCTTGCCCTTGAAGGGATCACAAGCTTTTCCACATTCCCTCTCCGTATGTGGACTTATATAGGGTTGTTTGTTGCGGGGCTTTCATTCCTGTACGGTGCGTGGATGATTGTTGACACGCTGGCATTTGGAAATCCAGTTCGTGGGTATCCATCCTTGCTAGTATCTATTTTGTTCCTTGGCGGCGTGCAGCTTATAGGGATCGGTGTGCTTGGTGAGTACATTGGCAGAATATATGTTGAGGTCAAAAACAGACCTAGATACATTCTTAAGGGTAACAAATGAATTCCTATTTAAGTGATAAAAGTCTTAAAGCAATAGTCATTATTTCATTGGCGTATGTTACGCCAATAGTTTTAACTGGCGGTCTGTACATTGATGATATTGGAAGATCATTGACAGGCCTTGCATGGATGCATGATGGTAGAGTTTTGACCTCTGCGTTGATGATTTTGTTGTCTGGGGGATATCCAGTAACGGATATATACCCAATTGGCAATTTTGCTTCATCACTTCTTATTGCTTTATCTGGGTTTACAATTGCTAAAAGCTTCGGTATTAATACAAGATCTTTAGTTCCAATTTCATTGCTAATACTTTTCTCTCCCTTCATGCTTGAGAATTTATCTTATAGATTTGATTCCTTGAGCATGGGAATTTCAATAGTAGCTATATGCATACCATTTCTTTGGTATAATAAAAGTTTATTATTTATAATGACATCAGTGATATGCGTTTACGTGTCACTACAAACTTATCAAGCATCATCTACATGCTACCTAGTGATAGCGTGCTTTTTTTGTGCGGATGAATTCAGGAAGTCATTCAAAAATGGTATGCTGCTTGGTATAGCATCATGTTTGTCTTTTTTAACTTCTACCTTGTTATCATCCATAACATGGAAAGCTCTTTCCTTAGATATGAATGGTAGGGGTGGGATAATTAATTCACAAGAAGAACTAATAGATAACATCTATAAATACATTGATTTATTATCTGATGCCACTAGCTATCAGCTTGTATTTTCATTGACTTTACTATTGCTACCATGCGTATTATTTTTAATTTACGTTGTCAGGTCAGGACGTAAATTTCATATGAAGGCGTTTCCTATCATAATGGTGGCTTTAGCGCTGATAATTTCAATTGGACCCGGTCTTTTTTTAAGTGGCACATGGTGGACACCTAGAATAATGATAGGAGCCCCTGTATTTTTAACATGCCTTTGTTGCTTGGCGTTAGCTGTAAATGGAGATAACTGGCTAACAACAGTTGGATCATGGTTATATTTGTTTGCTGGTCTGATTCTTTGTGTATCATATGCAAATGCCACCAAGGCAAATAATGAATATATTGATTCAATTATTTCAATGGCCCGTCCTTATATATCTTCCACCGATGAATCAAATTTAGTTATTAACGGTGAAGTTAAAAGGCCAGCCAGAGTCAAAATTTATGATGATAAATTCCCTATAATTAAACACTTAATCCCAACCTATATGTCAAATTCATGGACATGGGGTGTGGCTCAGTTTAAGAGGACAGACTCCATTGGTGAAAGAGCTTGGGGCTTGAGGGGTGAAAGAAGAGTCAATGCTATAAAGAACATATGTAGCATGAGAGTTGCTCTAGCGAATAAAGATTTTACTCTTTATTCTGACTCAAATATATCAATATTAGATTTCAATAAAGTTAAGTGCGCGAACTAAGGGCTACCGGTTCGCGCACTCATCTCTAACTTAATGCTAGGCTAAATCCACCATTTTGTTTGCCTAGCATTCCTCTAACCGATTTGTTAACACCTCCACTAAATTCATCGTACTGCATGCTAACGCGAACTGCTATATTAGCTTCGAGTGAATCCCATCCTGCAAAGTTAAGGAACACGTTACCATTAATATCGGCTGATACAGTCGGCGTAGCTGCTGTTCCTTTCGTATAGGTGCTTTGGACGGCCCCCTCCATTGTAAGTGCTGCTGGAGTGCTGCCTGCCGATAGTGTTCCTTGGATTCTTCCATGCCATGCGCTTGTGACGCCTGACCATGGTGAGTTTGCCACGATATCAATCGTCCAGAGGCTGACATTTCGGTATGTGCTAATTGTGCCAATTTTAAAGTTTCTTGAATCTTCTGCGGCTTTTATAAGCATAAAAGAACCACTGGCGCTTTTACTGACGTCAGGAGTTGCTCCCATGCTGGCGAAATCTGAAAAAACGCAATCTCTAAATTTAACTTTGCTGTAATCGGTTGTATCAGTAACACCTGCTGGTGCAGACACATTATCGAACGTGACACCGCCGTAGTTTGTAACAGCAGACATTAACTGACTGACATTTAGGACAACGTTACCACCATTGCGTTTCACTACTACCAGATCTTTGCATGCAAACCCATTGACAGTATCTCCTGCCTTCCAGTTGTCAGCATCTCGAAAATTGAAGAAAACTGCATTATTACCAGTTCCGCCACCGCCAAGTTCAATTCTCCCCTTTACTGTGATGTTAGAGAATACGTAACCACGAGAATTTGTATCACCTACAGTTTCGTCGATGAGTTTTCTGGTACCAATTACAGCCCCCCAAGTCCCACCAACTACATCATAATTAATCTCGATGTTGCGCATTATCCCGTTTATCAATGGCTCTGTTGTGGTGCTATCCCATCCCCACTCTAGCCAAATGGGGGGTGTTCTTGCTGGAAGGATTGAATCATAACGCCCTGTACTTCTGTATTTATAATTGACAACCAAATTAGATATCTGATTGTCCATATTTCCATTATAGAAATACATCTTGATCGGCGTGCCCTGCTGGGTGTCCACAGCATCAACTGTAATATCGCCGCCACCGCAATTATTCGTCAAAAAGAAGTCACGGCGACAACCATTATTGACCGTGTGTATATCTACGGTTCCAACTGTGCCCAACATATGAGGATATCGTGTATCATTATTCACACTGCGAGCATAAAGGTTTTTTACATTAACGCACTCATACCCTTCATAACATTTAGATGTCTTACCAATAAATGTGAAGTTATCGCATCCATTCAGGCGCAGTGGGGTCAGTCCGCGCTTATCATCACCCACATACTCAAGGGTGGAAGATGCATCCACTTCAAACACCAGATTGGTGATATTCGTCAGGTCGAACACGCGCGTCAGGTCAAATGCACCGGAGTAAAGCAGGGTGTCCCTGATAACCAGTCCGCGGATTTCAAGCCAGTCCATATTGCTCAGGGTTACGATCGTACCTAAGCCACCGCTACCTGGGCCAAAGTTCACAACCTGGTCAAAAATAATTTCAACGTTTTTTAGGTTATTAGATGTGATGTAAGACTGCAAAGATTGCAGCGTACCGAATCGGGAGAAGTAAAGGACACGTTTATTTACAACCGAATCAAGAGCATCTTTTACTGTAGATGAGCCGTAGCCGACCAGACTTGCCTTTTCACCGCTGGCAAGATCAGTTCTTAGTGATGCATCGCCTACGCTAAGCCATGCACCAGGTCCGATTCCTCCTGATGTTTCCGGCGTAGAGCCAGGTGCTACGCTCTTTGGTAACTCGCCATCCCAACGATAATATTCGCCGGTAGCCTCATAGCGTAGCACCTGATTAGGAAGCGTAAGATTATTCCCATCTTCGAAGCTATCAAGAGTGATATACCCGAGGCTTGAAATAGCCGTTGATGCTGTGTAATTGATGCCAGCAATTGTCCGGTGCTGATTACCAAACCTGTCAGTGTATGTATGAGCAGGTGATGTAACGAACTCATCAATTTTCCCGGCGTTAAACTTCAGATCGCGCGGTGATTCGCTTGGAACAGGTAAATTGGTAGGTTGCGTAGCCATATTGATTCCATAAAAAACCCGGCGCGGTGGCCGGGTCTGGTTGGTCGGGGACGGTTCTTATTGGTAGATGGCGTCGCTGTACTCCGCGACGGTCAGAGATACCGTGTTGTCTGTGTTCGGTTTGATGCTGTTGACCGTCCATAGTTGACTGTCCAGTTCCTCCACTGTCGCAATGAGGTAGCGCGACGGGAGCTGCACAGTGTCTCCGTTCCATATATTGAGCTGAATGTCGGGTATTGCCGCGGTGAAGCCGTACTTCGTGTCGCTGCGGGCGGTGGCCGGATAGCGCAGAGTCGGGTTACCCAGGCTGTCGGTAACCAGCACATACATCGAACCGGTAAACGTGATCGGCTCGCTGGTATCAAAGTTATTACCGGCGCGCCCGGTGATGTAACCCTGTTGCTGGTTGCTGTCGTAGATGTCGGGCATCTGAATGACGCTACCGACCTGGATAATGCCGTCCTCAAACACCTTGGCGTTCATCTTCACGCGCGAGTAGATCAGGCGCTTGGTTTCGCGCAGAGCTCGCTCCCGGGCCTGATACTCATTACGGAAGCCGACGATCTCCAGCTTGTTCGGGTTCTCCGCTTCCTGTTCAACGATAGCGCCGTTCAGCACGCGGTAGTTGATGTACGTCTTGTTGTTCGTGGTCGGGTGAACGTAGGACACCTGCACGCCGTCATAACCGCCTGGAAGAGTAGCTTCGTACGTCATTTTGTACTCGTCCGTCTTCATGTTGGCCCGGTTGAATACGGCCGCCGGGTAATCAACCTTCTGGTCTCGAGTAAACGTCAGCACGCCGTCATCCCAGTACGCCACCACCGACGCCGCATTGCAGATCGCCTGCACGCGGTCGCCGAGTGAGTCGTTCTCGTCGTCAAACGTGTAGTCGAAGTAGCCCAGTCGCTCATCAGGCAGGCTTTCGGCGATCGAGTACAGCCCGTACAGGTCAATGCTGCTTACCGGCTGCTCACCCATGATGAGCCAGGTGTGAGCCACTGCATCAGCGAACGAGCGCGACGGCCTCAGGGTGTAATCCACCGTCTGCGTGTCCAGGTCGTACGTAATGGTATGGCGCGTCACCAGTGCGTTATATTTGCGCTCGCGGCTGCCAAGAGCGTTCTCTGTCGCGCGGACTTTTACTCGCACAAGCGTGTCGGTAGGATGAACGACGTTTGTCCTGATGTTGATGCTGTGGATCTCTTCGACCTTGAGCAGTGACGCGTCACCGGAGTTATCCGTGCGCTGGAAGCTGACTGCGTATTTCCCGAACCCGCCGGTCGGAGTGATCTTGTCAGTGCGATAAAACACCTCGCTCGTCGACTGGTGCGGCGTCGTCTGCCGGTACGTAAACGTCTGCTGCGTTCCCGGCACCTGGTTGTAGTCGTCGTCGATTTTCCAGATGACAACCTTCCAGTTGGTCTCTTTCTTCCCGCCGAGGCTGGACTGGGTATGCAGCCACAGCTGCGTTGACTCGACCGGGGAAAAGAACGGCCCAACCACCAGCGCCTCGTTATCGTTGAGGATGAATTTCGTGGTGTTGATAGTGGCATTCGCCGGGATGTCCTGCGGTCCCTCGAGCTGGTTCATCGTAAACGTGTACCAGCGCACCGGGTTAACCACTGCACCGTCGTTTGTTTCAACCGCTGAAATCAGCGTGCCGGAGAATGTAGCATCGGTAGTCACGTTGCCGGAGGCCGTGCTGTACGTCACATTGATGGTGAAGGTCACCGCGTGCGGCAGCACCAGCCCCATGAAGTAATCGAACTCAGCCTGCTTAACGATTTTCATCGCTATCTGGCCGCCGGAATACGTTCCGCTGACAACCGTGTTTGCCGTTGCTGTTTCTATAGGGAAATCGCTGGCTTCGTTCTGCCCGGGGACCTCCTGCCCGTCGACGTCATCGAACCCGTATCCCTCGACGATCTGCGGGATAACTTCTCCTGGCTGGAAGAACTGGAATTCGGCACCGGCCAGAGAGCCCAGGCTCGATTCTGAGTAGCGCACAGACTCGTAATCGTATTTGCCGATCCCGATGCACATCCATTCAGTGACGTACTTCAGGCCGCCGTCTGTGGAAGTCTGGTGTACATATTCGAATACCGACTCCTGAATCAGATCCGGGAACGAACGAATCTGGCCATAGATATCCGGCTTGGCCTTGTAAACGCGAGCGGTATTTGTCTGACCGGTCAGGCTATTGTTGGGTGAGTCGACTGTATTGCCGCCGCTGTTCGCGATAGCCGGTTTCGGCGCCAGGAACGAAAAGACCTGACCAACCACTTTAAAGATCGGGCTCAGGATGTCGCCGACAATGCCCTTTGGCTGGTCGAATATCTGGATGTGGTCCAGCTCGCTCAGCTCAAACGCCAGCTCATCATCGTCACCCAGCTTTACGCCATTGCGGACAATCAGCAGGTCACGGTGGAAAGTAGCGTCATTGGCCGCCAGCCAGTCATAAAAAAGGGTGCCGTTTGGCACCCTACAACGCAGCTTAGGCGTTCCTGGAAAATTCGATATCTCAACCAGCGCCATACGAAAAGTACTCCACTTTGGTGAATGCCCGCTGAATGACCAGCAACGAGTCCATGCGCACGCTTCCGTTCTCTCCACGCGAGTGCAGCGCCTTCCGGTTCAGTACCAGGCCAACGTGTGCCGGTTGCGTGCCGCGGTACCCGACGAATATCCCGCCCTCGACCGGTTTATCGACCTTGCGCCAGAAAACGACGTCTCCCTGATAGCAGGTGAAGAAATCTTCCCCGGCTTCGTAACCCGGTGTCTGGTGCAGCTCAATGTCGAGCACATGTCGGTAATACAGCACAACCAGCCCCCAGCAATCCACCTTCTCGAACGAACAGGCCCGGTTAGCCCACGGCACGCCGATCACCTTCCGAACAAAATCAGAGGTACTGAAGTCCCGTATACTCGACTGGATCATAAAGGCGACCAATATTGTTGTTCAGAGGGTTGGTCACGGAGAGGGTTACCGATGCAGCGTCGGCGTCGATGTCGACCGTTTTTACGTATAGCTGCCAGGACTTAATCGGTACCGACACGTCACCGCTGTCGAAGATCTGCCTTGTTGCTGTGATGGCCGTCAGCCGGGCTGCGCCCTTCCACTGCTTCATCAGCGCTTTGATATCCGACGACAGCCGCCCAAGCTTCACCGTCGCGTCGATAACCGGCGTACCGCTCTGCTGACTCTCTTCGATTTCAAAGCGCGCTGGTGTGTACGTCTGGCCGCCAAGCGTTTTCGGGAAGAACTGCTTATCGACCAGGCGGACATAGCCAAAGGATGGATGGTAAAACGTGATTGTGTCGTACAGCCCGCGTGTCGGGCGCTGCTGCTTATATTGGCGGAAATTCATGTTTAACCGCTCCTAAAAGTAAACCCCTTGTGTTTTTTACGATTTCCAGCCACACAGCTTCTAACTGTCGCGTAATCAAAGCCCATACCCCTAATTTCTTTTTCTCCACATAGGATGAACTCTTCACCTGTACTCAGTCGCGTAGCAACAACTGGCCCTGAGAATCTATGATGATTCTGTCCAGATTTTGGCACCCTCAGCCCATGAGTTATGGCATGAATGTTATTGCCAGAGTGAGTGCACCATTCCAAATTACTCACGGTGTTATTCAGCTTGTCACCATCAATATGATTTACCACCTCTCCTTCAGCGCCGCTGCCTAGAAAATGAGAGGCGACAATCCTATGAACTCTAAGCTGCTTGCCACCATTTTCATTACATAGCGTTACGTATGCATATCCCTGAACGATCCTTGGCTTGAGCACCCTTTCTTTTATATTCCGCCCATCAGATGTGATCCTTGCAAGACTGGTAATTACTCCTGATTCAGAAACGGTATACAGTCCTTCATATCCATTAATTGGCATTACGCGCATGATTCGCTTTCCCGTGGCTTACACCTCACTGATTATATCATTTTATGTAGGCGCTAAGGTAATTTCGGTAAAGATTCCGGATCACGCCCGTCCGGATAACCCGTGACAACGATATCCAGCCACGAATCCCACGGCGGCGGAAGTTCAACAATGATGTCGTCGAACTCATCGTCGGCGTTATACAGATGGTTGGCAATAACGGTTCCCGTCCAGGTCACCACCCCGCCGTCGATACTGGTTTGCACCGGCATCTGCGTGAAGTGAAGCTCTTGCAACTGGAGACCACTGCCGCCCAGATTGATATTCATCCTGAACCAGTTCAGGCCCCGGTTGAGATAGTTTGGGCTGCGTAGCCACTGCTGGAATGCTCGTTCCTCAGCCAAGGTGAAAATCCACGTCAGGGACCAGGTCACTTTCAGGTCGTCAGTAAGGTTCTGGAAGATAGCCGGGCCGACCGCTGGCTGATCGGTCTGGAACCCGGTATCGAGCGTCATGTTTTTGCTGGCCTTCTGCGCCAGCGGCAGCCAGTCGGGATAGTCGATAATTGGCATCAGCCCTGCCCCCTTGGCGTGCGTTTAACATTGAAGTTACTGGTTATACCGCTGCTGATTGGCCCGCCGTTGTTCAGGTCTGCAACAATGACATCAACGGTAAGCCCACCATTTGCATCAGTGCCAGCCTGTGCATCAACGGACGATGACGTGTAGTTCTGGATGTTGATAACTACCCCTCCGCCGCCAGTAGTCATCTCCTTGTTGCTGATCACCCTGCCGCTGTCGCCCGGTATCATGTACTGCTTACCGGTACTGGCCTGGTAAATCTCCGGCTTCCCTCGCTCACCGACCTGATAAAGACCTCCTGCATTCACCGGGCCGCCATTGTAACGCATACCGGTTAAAGCAAGGCCCTGTGCCAGGCCTACCGTTGAAGCAATTCCTGTCATGGCAGGAACTGAGTTGGCCCCAAATGAAGCGAGGCTAGCCATGGCGGCGGCAGGAGCCCAAGCTGTAGCCAAGATTGCAGCCTGAGATGCTCCAGCAGCAGTAGCCGCTGCGCCCAATGTCTGCCCTATAATGAAGTTTTTGAGGGCCTCAACCCCAACCTGGACTAGCGCATTTACCACGCTATTCAGCATCGTGTTACCGAGTGAGCGCATAGCATCCTGCGCTGACATCGTTCCGGTGATCAGCCCGGTTAACGCATTAGATGCATTACCTGAAAACGCATCCACCGCGCTTGTCAGCATTTCATAACCAAGACCTTGCTGACTGAGCAATTGCCACTGAGCGGCTGTCATCTGCTCATTGAACTGGTTTTCCTGCGCAGTCTTTAAGGCAAGGTACTGGGCATCGGTAGCTGCCTTTGCAGCAACGAACTGATCGTAATTTATTTTCCCTTTTTGGTAACTTTGCTGGAGTATCGCCTGTTCCTGCTGCTGATATTGCTGCATCAGGGCTAACTTCTGGTTATTTTCGTTCACCAGTTGCTGTACCGGGTCAACTTCGGATCGGGCAGAAGCTACCGGATTGACTGTGGCCTGGGCGTTAATCTTGGCGAGGTTATTCTGGTGCTCGAGCGCCATTTTCTCCGTGGCAGCGTTATACTCCTTGAGATCTATTTTCCCAGCGTTCAGTGCGGCCTTCAGATTTTGCATGGATTCGGCGTAGGATTTATTCTCCGCCTGCAAAGGCATTGCCTTAAGTGCTTCAGTTACCCCTCTGGCTGCCGCCGCTGCATCCCATGCTTTGGCGGCGTATTCTCCAGCCTCTTTAATCTGTGCTTGAGTTGCAGCGCTACCGAGTGACTGCTGAGCATTCAGAACAGCTTGCGCACGAGACAATTCACCCACGCTTCCTGCGGAAAGTTGCGCCTTCTGTCTAAGCTCTTCCAGCTTTTCGTTAACGGTCTGCTGCGCCTTAGCATATTTTTCTGCTTCCTTTTCGGCCTGAGTCTTTTTCTTTTTGCCTGTACCAGCAACAGCCTTTATCTCGATCGGCTTTGTGTTAGCCGCGGTCTGCGATGCTTTGGAAACAGCGGCCAGGTCGCCAACCAGCATGGCGGCTTTATTACTCAGCCCGGCCAGCGCTTTGTTTTGTGCCTCCCAGCCATCAAGCCCAAGCCATGACCAGGTTCGCGCGCGGCGGGTAAACATTTCTGCCGTGCTGTTCAGATCTGAAATCTGCGCATCCGCTGAGATTGCTTTACCCACCAGCCGGTCGAGCGCAGCGGTCATTGAGTCGATAACTGCAACCAGCCCTGTGCTTGCACCCGTTGCCTGGTTAACAGAGTCAATCATCGACAGAAATGAGTTTGTCAGGGCGGTATTGGCCTGCGACAGTGTGCGTGGGAGTTTCTCGAACTCCGCATTCACTGAGCCGGTTTGCTTCTGAATGGCATTGAGAGCATCTTCTGCCGTCAGTTTCCCGTCCAGCATCAGCTGGCGAAGTTCTCCAATGCTTACCCCCATCCCGGCGGCAATCTGGCGCGCCAGTTCCGGCATTTGCTCAAGGATGGAGTTGAACTCTTCCGCCCGGACAGTACCGGATGAAATTGACTGGCCGAACTGACGAAGAGCATTCGCCATTTCTTCTGTCGAGGATCCGCCGATGCGACCTATTTTCTGAAGTGTTTCGGTGAGCTGGATGATCTGGCCGTTGGTCGCTCCGGTATCGCGCAACGCCGTGCTGAGAGTCTCCCACAGCTTCGCTGTATCCTGTAGCGAACCACCCGTTGCCGAACTGATGCGCATCAGATTCTGCATAGTCTGCGAGGCTGTCGCTGCGCTACCAGTAAGTCTCTCTATACGAGCATTGAGCTGACTCATATTGTCAGCAGCAACGAGGAAAGCCTTTCCCCAGTCAACAACGAGTGAGGCGGCAATTGCCCCGGCGACGCGGTTGATATTCGTCTGCAACTCATCCATCTTTTTGGCTGCATTGGTCGCCGAGTTGCCGATGGAGTCGAGCGACTTATTGGCCTTTCCCTGCGCCTTGAGCAAGCCAGATACATCGGCCTCGATGTCGTAATAAATCTCGCCTGCTTTCTCAGACATCAGTTTTCTCCGGACATAAAAAAACCCACCGAGTGGTGGGTTAGTTATTCGTGTCGTTTATTGGCATCGTTCGGTGTAGGCCGGCGGTGGGGGCGTGTCTTTCGAACTGAGGAAGTGATCACCAAGGGTGTAGTCGACGCCTTTTGAGAACATCCCCTTCGATTTCATTTTCAGCTCAACAAAGAAAGGATGGAACCCTGCATAGGCACCGAAACCGTTCTTTCCGTTAATTTCCCCGCAAACAACAGCATTAACATGACCGTCATCGGCATCTGTCATCTTCACGACTTTCACGTTACGGAATTGTGCGCTGTCAGGATCCAGTAGATTGGCGGACACTTCAGATTGTGCCAGCGAAATTGCCTTTTCCTCGCCCGGCTTGCAGCCAGCCAGAACCAGTGGAATCACCAAAGCCAAAAGTATTTTTTTCACTCTTATCCCCTGAGTTTTATTGTCGAGCCATATTACGCCCGGTCAGGCGATTAAGGTACATCCATTATTAACTCAGGCCGCTTTCTTTGCTGATTTTTCGCGCTCAATCATTTCCTGCCAACGCCGATCGTCATCGTCCATAACAGCGTCATACTCTTCCCTGGTGAAGCCCTTCTGGTCAGGGTATTTGGCGTTAAGCATCATAGCGAATTCGGTCATGGTAAGGTTTTCAGCCTCTTCCCTGCTGATCCCGAAATGGTTTCGCGCCGCCATGATGTATTCAGTCGCATGAAACTCCGGCGTCGTTTCCTTGCTTTCGTGCTTCTGCAACTTACGAACCTTGGCCCGTCCGATAACGCCATGCATGATCAGCGACTGAGCTATCAGAATCAGGTTCTCAGGCGGGAGAGCGCCACGGCGCCATACAAACGTTCGCCTTCCAGTGCGTGATGGCTCGTGCCAGCCTGTCAATTCAGAAACGTCCTCGTCACAGCATGACTGAATGACATTAATAGCCGAGAGTAATGCCTCACGCACAAACGCGGCAGAACCTGCCGCATCCAGAGCCCACCGCGGCAGGGAAATGTCCCCGAAGTAGTAGGCGTAAAATTTACGCTGATGCTCTGGTATCGCACTATGAATTTCTCGCGCCGCTTCAAGCATCTTTGCCACATCGTCATTGAACAGCGCATAAAAAGTGCGGACGATATGCTCAGGCTCGCCGATTCGCGTCATATTGCGGAACGATGGTCGGAAGAAGTATTCACGGCCGCCAGTACCAATAAGGCACTCGCCAATCTCTTTCAAAGGTGTCATATCGTTCTCCATAACCAGTATCAAGGGCAGCACGCCGCCCTTTGTAGTGATTACGGTGCGGCAGTCACGGTAACTGCACAAGTGTCGGTGAAATCACCGTCAGCAGTGGTGGCCGTAATAGTCGCGGTGCCCTCGGCTACTGCTGTCACCAGGCCGGTTGAACTGACGGTGGCGATGGATGGCGCCGAAGTCGTCCAGGTGATCGCTTTATTAGTCGCATCGGTTGGCTGAACCGCGCCGCTGAGTTGCTGGGTTGCTCCAACGACCAGAGAAGCAGTTGCAGGAGTTACTTCAACGCCAGTGGCCGCGATGGAATCAGCGACTTCAAACACAACGGTGTCGGCGTCGTAGACCTTCCACTCGCCGGAGAAGGTGGAGATATCGTTGGTACCGAAGTCACCAGACCATGAGGTGGTGTTCATGTAGCCCTGGATATAAGTACCGGCGTTCTCACCCGCGAAGTCGAAACGCACCCACAGATTAGGCTGACGGCCAGCCTGGACTTCATCAAAGATGTACTTCGACAGACGCCACGCGCCGATCTCGTTATCTTTATCAGACTTGCGAAACTCACCTTCGCCGGAGATCGTCAGATCCATGTTGTTGACCAGGTTCTCCACCAGCCCTTTAGCATCATCTGCCTCGGAGTTGATGGTGTTCATCGAATAGTCGATGCCCTTGGTCGTCATAGCGCCGAGACGCTTCCACTCGGAAAGCGCTGGCACTGCGTCGGGGCAGCCAAAGGCCATGCGTAGCACAGCTACTTTCCCGATCAGCTTGCCAAAATCATTAGCACAGCCTTGCATGTGTACCTCTCAAATAAAAAAGGCCGCCGGATGGCAGCCTGATGGGTTGGTGATTGGGTTATTCGCCGTAAACGCACATGAACTGGAGTCTGAAGACCAGGCGCCCCTCTTCGGTCAGGATGGGTGCAGGCATATTGCCGAGGTTTTGAATAAGGCCAAGGCATTCGTCGTTAATGTCGTTCTGTTCGACATAATTGATGATTTCCTGAGCCTTCTCAGCGGCTGCGCGGCGCTTATCTTTGGCGGAAATGACATCCACCAGCACGTAGTGATCAGATCCGAGGTCATTTCGGATGTCGGTACCGCCGTTAGGCCGGAACACGATGAAAGCGTCGGTTAACTTCGTTGTGTCGTCCCAAGCCAGCAACTGAACAATGAAGCCAGTGGTAAGCCCTGCATCAACGAAGTAGTTACGCACGCGCTCATACATGGCAGGTGTCATACTGAAAGCTCCTTGCGCATTACGGCATCAATCTGGCTGCGGGTATCTTCAAAGCCTTTGGTGAGGAACTCTTTCTGCGCGGTGGCGCGGCGGAAGGTTTGAGGAACATTCGGATCGTGAACGAACACAGCGTAGTTCGCCGTATAACCCACCCGACCTGTCAGCCGAACGCCATTATTTACCAACTCCCGATACTGGCTATTAAGCAGAGTTGAAGTGTCTATCGGCGTATAAAGCGCGGCCTGGGAGCTGCCGATTATCATTGCTGACTGTAGCGCCCTGACGACCTTTCGACCTTTCACGTCATTAACGATGCGGTTGAGCCCGGCTTTCGAGTGCTTAACACCGCGCACTTTGATGCCCATGGCTACACTCCCGTCAGGATGGCGTAATCATCAGCCAGGCGCTCAAACGTGTCGGCGTAGCGAATAACCTGCCGCACCTCGTCGGCACCGGCGACAACCGGGTCCGCTTCGGTCGATACGCCAATCAGCAGGTAATCACCCGTGGCCGCCAGCGCGAACTCTGTCCAGACGGTGTTCTTAACGACGATTTCAGCGCCCAGGCTGGCTAACTTCTTACTGAGCCCGCCCTCGTAATCGCAGAGGATTTGCTCAGGTTCCGCATAGCCCAGCGGATCGCCGTATTCGTCATTGCCTTCCAGCTTTCGCCAGATGGTCGCCGTGGCGGTATATGACCAGTTTGCAACACTTGACACGCGTTACTCCTTCGGCACCGGAATGCGCTCAATCTCAAACCACTCGATATTCAAAGCGTTGACTTGTTGGCCTTTACCGACAGGCACGAAAAGACCTATGACATCTCCGCATTCCAACTGCAAATACCGATCAATGGCGATTGGTGAAACCACTGTCTCGCTGAAAGTCTTAACTTCTCCAGCAACGCGAAAAACTACCATCACATTCAACGCGCTAACCATGCTTCTTACAATTGCCATATTTCACTCCTTCCAGCGCAGCACCTTCGCGCCAGTCGCCCGGATGCGCGGGCAGTTGATGAACCACTCGCCATCCGACTTAACGTGACCGGTAGTCTCCCGCCCGGTGTCGGTCATCACCCAGACGCGGGTAAACGAACGAGGCAGCCCGTGCTTAACTGATTTGTACGTCATTGCTCAGCACCTACCACTGTGAAGCCGGTAAGTAGCCCGTCATCGTCATACACGGCTGCTGCGTAACCATTTCCTGGTTTGGCCATGGCATTAACGAACCCGACCAGCCCCATGGTGATAACGCCATCTCGAGACTGAGAGCAGACGAATGGAATATCGCTTTCGAGAAATGCTTTGTTGCATACTACCCGGTGATTGACCAGGTCAGCCGCCGCCGCAGGGTCTATCGCGAATAACTGGTTAAGCAGCTCGGCAATTTGTCTTGCTTCCAACATGTTATTTACCCCCATCACACATGCAGCCGCCCTTCCCGATCCAGATACCAGCGAATGCCGGGGAGGCAGTAGGGTCGGCAGGAATCAGCGAGGTGGCGCATCCGTACTTATCCAGCCCGCGCAACAGGTTGTCCGTTTTAATTTTTGAGGGGATTAACAATGAGTACTGCACTTTCCACCATGGCCGGGAAACTGGCCGCACGCCTCGGCATGGATGCCGGTACGGACCTGATGAATACGCTGAAGAACACAGCGTTCAAAGGCGGTAACGTCACCGACGAGCAGTTTACTGCCCTGCTGATCGTCGCCAACCAGTACGGCCTGAACCCATGGACCAAAGAGATTTACGCATTCCCAGATAAAGGCGGGATTGTCCCGGTCGTCGGCGTTGATGGATGGGCTCGCATTATCAACGAACATCCTCAGTTTGACGGCATGGAGTTCTCTTACGACAAAGAGGAAGGCGCGTGCACCTGCAAGATTTACCGCAAAGACCGTAAGCACCCGACTATCGTCACCGAGTACATGGGAGAGTGTAAGCGCAACACTCAGCCATGGCAGTCCCACCCTACCCGCATGCTTCGCCACAAGACGCTTATCCAATGCGCGCGCCTGGCCTTTGGTTTCGCTGGCATCTTCGACCAGGACGAGGCAGAGCGAGTTATTGAAGGAACAACGGCAGAGGTTCATGCGGGCCATGAATCAGATAGCCGTCGCCCGGATCTGATCGCAAAAGGTGAGTCTGCCGCACGCCTTGGAACCGTTAAGTATCAAGAGTTCTGGGTGGCGCTGAGCGCTGAAGAGAAGCAGGTGATCGGCGCAGTTGAGAAGCGACGCATGTATGACATGAGTCTTGCTGTCGATAACGCCGAACCTGTCAATGTCGCAGAGACGGAGGCTGAATGATGGAGCAACGCACCCCTGAATGGTTTGCTGCGCGCTGCGGCAAGGTCACTGCCAGCCGCCTGGCTGATGTCATGGCCCGAACTAAGTCGGGCTACTCCGCCAGCCGCCAGAACTACATGGCCGAGCTGATTTGCCAACGACTGACCGGGAAGCTGGAGGAAGGTTTTTCGAATGCCGCGATGATGCGCGGCACTGAACTTGAGCCAGTGGCGCGCGAAATGTACGCGCTGAATGAGTTCGATGCGGAAATCACTGAAGTTGGACTCATCGATCACCCAACCATACCCGGATTCGCAGCCAGCCCGGACGGACTTGTTAACGACGACGGGCTTATCGAAATCAAATGCCCCAACACCTGGACCCATCTTGAAACGCTGAAAACTGACGAGCCAAAGCGCCAGTACATGCTGCAAATGCATGCACAGATGATGTGCACCGGGCGGAAATGGTGTGATTTCGTTAGTTTCGATGATCGCCTGCCGCCTGACCTCGCCTATTTCAAGAAGCGCATTCATTTCGATGAAGATCTGGCGCGCGAAATCGAGTCTGAGGTTAAGAGCTTCCTTGCAGATCTGGAATCGGAAATTCAGAAAATCACAGAGCGTGCAGCATGAAACGCACTCCCTTCTACCGCAGGCCCGGGCGAACCGGGCAATTCTCTGGCCTCCGTGAGCGCGTTATCTGGATGATTCAGACGCGCGGCCGCCCGGTAACCGGTAGCGAAATCGCGGAGAAGTTCGGCGTAACGCTCATCGAGTTCAACCGGGTCGCCAACGGCATCACCCGCGGTACCGGACAGATAGCGCAGATCGTTGAGTCGAAAAAATGGCTCAACGAGGACGGCATCTGTGACCGGACATTCGACCTGGTCACGAAGCCAAAAGTCATCACGCCTCAAGGTAAATCGCGCCTCTTCACCCGGCGCGCCATTGAGCAATCGCAGGAAGGCCGACGACAGGAGTGCATTGAACGTGCCGCCCGCCGTAGCCGCCTGATTGCTCAGGGCATCTATATCGACGAAATGGAGTCAGTGCTATGAAAGCATGGTCACTCGAAGAACTGGCGCTGCTGTGGCGACACTCAAACGCTGAGGTCGCAGAGACTACCGGCCGCAGCATTGAAGAGGTCGGAGATAAGCGGCTGCAAACCAATATTGAGCGTAATGGCTGGGATGTTAACGATCCGGAGCGGGAGGATGCATGACCGGAAAATACTCTCTTATCTACGCTGATCCGCCCTGGTCTTACGGTAACACCATCAGCAACGGCGCTGCCGCCGATCACTACTCCACCATGAGGTTAATCGACATCAAGCGCCTTCCAGTGTGGGAACTAGCCGCCGAAAACGCTGTGCTGGCGATGTGGTACACCGGCACGCATAACCAGGAGGCTATCGAACTGGCCGAGGCCTGGGGATTTACCGTTCGCACGATGAAAGGGTTTACCTGGGTGAAGCTGAATCAGAATGCCGAACTGCGCATCAACAAGGCGCTAGCCGAGCTTGAAGTCACCGACTTTTACGATTTCCTCGATCTGCTTAACGCCGAGACGCGCATGAACGGCGGCAACCACACCCGGGCCAACACCGAAGACCTGTTGATTGCCACCCGCGGCGCCGGGCTGGAGCGAAAGCATGCCGGGATTAAGCAGGTGGTCTACAGCCCGCTCGGCGCGCACAGCGAAAAGCCGTGGGAAGTGCGCAACCGGCTGGAGCTGCTTTACGGCGATGTGCCGCGCATTGAGTTATTTAGCCGCTGCGCGGCGCCGGGCTGGGATCACTGGGGAAATCAGTGCACCACCGCCGCGGTTGAATTGCTACCCGGCTGCGCCATCGACGTAGTGAAAACGGAGGTCGCATGACGCCATCAGCTTATTACAACGAAATCGACCCGTTCGCTGCGCAATGGCTGCGTAACCTGATCGCCGGCGGTCATATCGCCCCGGGCGAAGTTGATGAAAGGAGTATTGAAGATGTCACACCTGACGACCTGCGAGGATTCACACAGTGCCACTTCTTCGCCGGAATTGGCGTCTGGTCTCATTCCCTGCGCCTCGCCGGATGGCCTGACGATAAACCAGTCTGGACCGGCTCCTGCCCGTGCCAGCCTTTCAGCGCGGCAGGCAAAGGAGATGGGTTTGCTGACGAGCGGCACCTTTGGCCCCACTTCTTCCACCTCATCAGCGAGCGCAGACCTCAGCATGTCTTTGGCGAACAGGTTGCAAGCGGTAACGCAAACACATGGTTCGACCTTGTACAAGCTGACCTGGAAGGAATGGGATACGCCTTCGGGCTTGTGCCGTTTACGTCAGCGGGCATCGGTGCTCCGCACATCAGAGAACGAGCTTATTGGGTGGCAAACTCCGGTGGCGAACGACTCAACCGGATCGACTCATTGCTACAGCGGCAGGAATCAGGATGGGTCACCAAAAGTGTGCTTGAAGCTTCCAGGGACCGTAATACTGGCAGCGTGGCCAACACCAACGGCGAGCGATCACAAAGGGAGCGGGAAAACAGTAATCAGGAGCGATGGGAAGGATCGGACGTTCGACAGACTGGATTACGCTGCGGAGCAGGGTTTAGTAGCACCCTTGAGGTTAACGGTTTTTGGAGAGATGCGGACTGGCTCTTTTGTCGAGATGGCAAATGGCGTCCAGTTGAACCCGGCACATTCCCGCTGGTTGATGGGGCTGCCGCGCGCCTGGGACGAGTCGAGCCCGGGGTGGCAAGAGTGGCAAGTAGCAACCGCGTCGGCAGACTCAAAGGCTACGGTAACGCCATAAACGCACAGGCCGCGGCTGAATTCATCCGGGCTTACATGGAGGGGTTATGACCCCAGAAACAGACAACGCCAGTATAAAGGCACTAATCACCAGGTCGCTAAAGCGGCCTTTTTTATTGCTGGCGTTCACCTTCAACCGAATTAACCGACAGTTCCGGGAGCATTGACCATGGACATCATCGATACCGCAGCAGAGATTGAAGAGCTTCAGCGTAACGCTGCCCTTTCCGCTCACCGGCTGAACCGCAACGCCGTATCAGCTGAGCGTTGTGAAGAATGCGACGAACCAATTCCCGAGCCTCGGCGCGCTGCCGTTCCCGGCTGCCAGACGTGCGCGGAGTGCCAAGGTGTTATCGAACTTAAGAATAAGCAAAGGGGAATGTGATGTGGCCTATATGCAAACAATGCGGCCGTATGTGCTGGAGTGAATGGTGTATTAAATGCGACAAGCGGGGGTGAAGTGATGGATTACAGCAAGCTAGGCGATTTTGAGATAAACAAACTGGTCGGCGATGTCGTTTTCAAAGGACTATGGTCATGCAGGCCGGGCACTGCGGGAAATAAAAGTGACTCATGGTATTACGGTAACGCGGATGCTTCGCTCAACCCGCTATCACCGCTTCCCGACTACTGCAACGATGCGGCTGCCGCATGGCCGATAATCACCGCAAATAAAATCAGCATTTACGCAATGAGCGACGCGGACAAAAGAGGCGGTTGGGGAGCCGAGGCTTTTCATCCCGACGATGCATATAGCTTTAACGATAACCCACTTCGTGCCGCAATGATTGTCTTCCTCATGATGCAGGAGTCAGCCAATGTTCAGGATAATACAGCCTAATACCTGGTATGCCGATCCCCACGGCGCGCCCTGCAAAATCCTCCGCACTACCCACGAAGTAATCCACTACATCCGCAACGGTCGCACCTGCATCGCCAGCATGGGCCGCTTTCAGCATGAATTCGAGCCACTGACCAAAGCACAGGCCGAGCGGATCGCCGAAGAAATCGAAACAGCAGAACACCTGAAGAAGCTGCGCGCCCAGCGTGCGGCGTAAGGAGAACTATGAGCACCATTCAGGACATCCGATACCAGCTATCAACCCTGGTCACCGAGGCGCACAAAGTGGCGTGCTCCCTCGATATAGGTGACGAGCGAACCGAGGCATTTGAGCTTTACGAAGCACTTCGTCGACTTCAGCGGCAGGGCGCCGCCGGAGAGATTCTCTCAGCAACTAACCCCCTTCTCGCCTCGCCATATTACGACGAGGACTGGGACGAAGATGAAGACGACTGACGCAACTGATAGCCAGTTATGAGCTGGCTATTGGGTGCGAAAGTGCCACCTCGTGATCCCTTTTGCCCGGCCCTGCGCCGGGTTCTTTTTGCCTGGAGGAAATACATGGTTGAGGCAAAAACACTGACAGCCAGACAGGCGGCAGAACTACTGATCACCTCACCGAGAACTGTCTACCGGCTTATCGACTCGGGGCAGTTGGCCGGGAAGAAGATCGGGAACAAATACCGAACGACCGACGTCGCCTGTATTGCGTATTTACATGACCCGCGCGATCCTGTTCCTGCGAGCGCGGGTGAACATAAAGGAGAAATTTTATGTCAATCACCCTCAGAGGCGGCGTCTGGCACTGTCATTTCGTTACGCCGTCAGGGAAAAGAATTAGACGATCTCTTGGTACGGGGGACAAGAAACAAGCGCAGGAGCTGCACGACAAGCTGAAGGCTGAAGCGTGGCGGGTTGATAAAATTGGAGAGCTGCCGACGAGGACGTTTGAGGAATGTTGCATCAGGTGGATCCGCGAGAAGGAGCATAAGCGGTCACTCGATGACGATAAGACCAAAATCGAATATTTCCTGCGGCATTTCTCCGGCCGGGATATTTCAACCATCACAGCTGATCAGGTTCATGAGGCTGTTTCGAAGATGGTCAACCGTAAGCATATTCAGGTCTGGGAGTCGCGCAGGGACGCGGCTATACGCCGGGGGAAGGAACCGCCTCCGTATGCTGAGAAACCGGTAAGCCAGGCCACAAAGAGTCAGCACCTTTCTTTCATGCGATCTCTGTTCAAGGCTGCGGCTAATGACTGGGGCTGGATTAAAACGGCCCCGGTTATAAAAACGAAAAAGCCGATCAGCAAACGCATCCGATGGCTGACCAGGGACGAGGCAGAACGGCTTATCTCCTGCATGCCGGAGTCGATAAAGCCGGTGGTGATATTTGCACTGGCAACCGGCCTGCGCCGCTCCAACATCATTGATCTGGAGTGGCAGCAGGTCGATATGCAGAGAAAGGTTGCATGGGTAAATCCGGAGAACGCGAAGGCGGGCAAGGCTATCGGCGTGGCTCTGAATGATACCGCATGCAGGGTGTTAAGGGATCAGATCGGGAAAAGTTCCAGGTGGGTATTCGTTCACACGAAGCCATCAACGCGCCCGGATAAAACCGTCACTCCGGCTGTCCGCAAAATGCGAGTGGATGACAATGTCGCCTGGCGCATTGGACTGGAAAGAGCGGGTATAGAAGACTTCCGTTTTCATGACCTCCGGCATACCTGGGCGAGCTGGTTAATTCAGTCCGGCGTTCCGTTGTCAGTTCTGCAAGAAATGGGCGGCTGGGAGTCCATCGAAATGGTACGTCGATACGCTCACCTGGCACCGAACCACTTAAGCGAACACGCACGGAAAATTGATGCCATTTTTGGCAACCATGACACAAATACGACACAAGGAGAAAATCAGGCTGGCTTGAAACTGGCGTAAGCGACTGTTTTTAAATGGCACGCCCTGTAGGATTCGAACCTACGACCTACGGCTTAGAAGGCCGTTGCTCTATCCAACTGAGCTAAGGGCGCACGGAGAAGAGTGTACTTCGCGGTGGTGAAACGCCTGGAATTATACGGTCAATGCGTAGTGAGTCAATGCCTTTTCCGCCTTCTCTGGCGATAATGACTAGCTGATTGTAAATACGGCTGTTTTTTCAACATTTATCCCTCTTTTACGGGCTGCGAAAAGGCTTAGCCGCTTTTAAGTAACGCCTGCTGTTTTCCTGTTTACTTCACCTTCACACTGTCCTGCGGTAACCCGGCCGCCTGGAGGCTGGAAGTGAACAGGACGACGGAGTGACAGCGCCAGACCAGACAGGTTTTCCCTCGTGCGTGCAGCACATCTCACACGATATTACAGGCATTAAGCTTGAACCCATTGTCGCCCTCTCATCTTCGCGCACGGTGGGGGCCGAAGTGCTCAGCGTGCTGTCGCCGCATCAGCAAAACGAAAGCTTTTTCCAGGACTGGTCCGCCGCCCGGGCGCTTATGCTGCTGGAAGCACAGATCGCCGCGTTAAAAAACCCCTGCCCCTGTGACAACCTTTTCATAAATTTGCCGATAACCGTTCTGACCATACCGGAAATGTTTCAGCGTTTACTGCAACTTAACAGCCCACCGCTGAACATTGAACTCGTGGAGCCTGCCTCGTTCTTTACACTCTCAGACCCGGCGCGTCTGAGGGTGAGTTGTGCGCTTCAGCAGTTGACCGCGCGAGGACACCGGATCTGGCTGGATGATATTGATGAAGCGTCAGGACAAGCATTTTTATCCTGCCGCCTGCCATTAAGCGGAATAAAAATCGATAAGATCGCTTTCTGGCGTTTACGTGAAACGCCGGCGCTGACACAGCTGGTCACCCTTTGTTCAAAAATCGCTGCGAATGTGCTTATTGAAGGCATTGAAACAGAACGGGACCGTACTTGCGCGCTTCATGCTGGCGCGCGCTTCGGTCAGGGATATTATTGGCCATCCTGGAGATGGCAGGAGGACTGA